GAGAGGTGGGGTCAACTGCATCCAACATTTCTTCGGTAACTTCCATAACTCTTAGGGTGATTAGTAAATCCTGTATGTAGTCTGCCCTAAAGTTTCGGGTTTTGCCAAATTGAATTGTTGTAAACATAAATAACCGAAAGCGTCAAACGCATGGTCAACACCTAAATTCTTATTCGGTAAACCTGTATTAGGCGCATACGTAAGAGTCCTTAAAGATTTGATTAACTCTTTGCAACGTGGATGAATAAATGTTCTTCTCGTGCCAGCAGCATCGTACAAGGCTGTATTTACCGCTGTTACTTTGTCTCTTATTTTCCACGGAGCCTTGGGGGAAGAAACATTAAAACCACTTCGCCTCAAAATGCTATGGTCAGTGGCTCCAACCCCAGCAGTTTTTCGAGCACCACCTGTGGGGTCTGGGCAAGCAATAATTCTACGTTCTACACCATATCTGCGTGTAACCTCCTCTGCAAAATCCCATGTTGTTGCTCCCCCAGTAAGCTTTATCTCATCAAAAACGTATAAGTTATCCTCATCTTTTACTGCACATATACCCGACATTGGATCAACGTTGAAATCAACCCCCAGTAAAAGCGGAGCAATGCTTATATCCTTTGCCACTGTAGATATATTCTCGTCTGAAAATGAGACTGCAACAAGACCTGTGAGATTCTCGAAGCTGGCCTCGAACTCTTGCCGGAATGTGCGCTCATCTAGTTGAGCACGAGCAGCCTGAACCTCTTCCGCTGGTACGTTTTCCCCATCAATTGTGGTAAAACTCCAGCGATTCCACTCATTTGTGGGGTCATCTGGGACGTAACACCATAAATCGTAAAACCAACTAGCCGTTCCATCGGGTGTTGAAATGAATAAGGCCCATCCTTGTTTATCCGCTAGGGCGGGTCGGATTACCTCGAACCAAACCTCGGAATCCATGAAGGCAGCCTCGTCGAGTACTACTCCAGCGAGACTTCGGCCTCGAAGGGCCATTGCGTTCTCTGTTCCTTTTAATTCGATCATCGAATCGTTGATTAATTCAATTTTTAGGTCTGTTTCGTTCTTGGATTTGACCCATTCAGGTGGGACGAGTTTTTTCATCTCCTTCCAGGCGATGTCTTTTGCCATTCGGTAGGTTGGAGCACAGTAGAAATATGTTTCGCCTGGTCTTCCGATGGCTGCTTTTAACAATTCGATACAGGAAAGGTAAGATTTCCCGAAGCGTCTCCCCGCCACGAGTACTCGAAAACGCTTATCGTTATGGAATACTTCCCCTTGTGCCCATTTGAGTGTTAGGGGTTTTGTTTTTGTTGTCATGTAGTAAAGAATAACTGCTTTTCGTACTTCCACCCCCTCTATATCGACTTTTTTGGGGGTTGGGCGTTACTATTGATTTATAAATATGCGTTTTTGTCCGTGACAGACTCGGTTTTTGGCGGTGCTATCGTACCAAGCAATACAGAACTTGCTAGAAAGAAGAATCCAGGGAGGTCGCCAGCAAAAGTTATAGAGGCCAGGCAGCAGAGATTGTACAAGAGGCAGTTAGATGGACTAACGACTCGGCAACTTGTTTTAGATCATGCGGCAAAAGAAGGGGTTTGTGTTAAAACCGCTTGGAGTGACTGGTCTGCTGTTAATGCTTGGAATGACGAGGATTGGCAGAAGGACAGAGAGCACATGGTTTCAAGGCTTCAAAGTATGAGGATCAGGCTCTTCAATCAGGCCATAAGAAAGGGGCAACTTCAGACAGCGGCTCAGATTTTGGACTCTCTAGGAAAGGTTGTTGGGGAGAGTGTTGAGAACATTAATATCAACGCTCCAGAATTAGCAATTCGAGTAGAACCAAGAAGAGTTGACAACTAGAGGTTACTACTGTAGTATATATGTGTAGTACATAAGAGATTATTTGTGGATTAATCAGTAGGTTCCCAGGCAAGTGCCGCGAAGCGGCCCGATCCGCTACCGTCCCCCCAGGCGAGGGCGCAAGGGTTCAGAGTATAAGGGCCGCAGCGGTGAGAGCTTACCGCACGATCACCGGAAGAACTACCGAGGCGAGGCGTTTTGTGGCACCTGCGACCTCGTGGAATAGGTGAGGAATCCTTTTAACTGTGACTTGCTTGCTGTGCCGCTGATTAATTGCTGCGGTCCATGCGTCGAGAGAAGCAGACATGATTTTGTTGGGTCGAAGGTGGTAGATGGTTTGTTGTTCCCTTCATTTACTAATATACATGATCTACTGATAGAATACTACATTAGTAACATTAGTTAACAGAGTAAAAAACCTTACAGCATGACGACCAATAGGCGAGCGAGACCGAGCACATGCCAGATGTAGTAAAGAAGAACGAGAAGAATTAAACATTTACAGAGATAGGAGAAAGAAAAGAAGAAAAAGGAACAGTCCTAAGCGGTGCCTCTCCTAAGCTCTAATTCATTAATAATCAACTGCAAGGTGTACTTGTTCAACCTTGTATTCCATCGCATTTGCAAAGCCTCAGACTCGCTTAGCAATTCCTCTCCCAGGATATAGCTCAACATGTTGGCTATCTTCTCCGGATCAGTTAAGTCTGTGTAAACTTCTCCAAAATTATCCTTTTCATAATCTGAGATTTTCTCAATTGCATTTAATGCATAGTCTCCAAGCCATTGCTTAGCTTTGTAAGTTCCAATAATAAAATAGTTGTTATTGAGTAGATGGTTAGACATCTCCGAACCTTCTTCCATATCGTGCCAATAGGCAGTATCTACGTGATTACCAGCGGCCTTGTCTTGTCTTTCTAACCAGTCTCTATCATCCTTCAATTGATCAATGATGTAAGTTCTCACATCCTCAGTTAATCTTTCCATTTTGCTTTGGTGTAGCTTTCATGTACTACAATACAGAATATTGTCCCAACTGTCAACAAATCCAATAGTGATAATTCTCATTGAGAAAAAACTTGTGCAATTCTCATGTACTGTGATACAATAACAACAGTTAGCCACACTAGGCCAAATGACAACAAAATTTATGTCCGGTTTTCAAATAGAGAACCTACACAAAGCAAGGGAACAAGCCAAAGACCTAACAAGCCTACTAGAACATTTTCCATGTTGGGTATTTGAAGAGGGGGACAATAAAACTCTCTTCGATTCTTTAGACAAGATCAGAGCAATATTAAACACCACAGAAGACTGGAGGAATCTAAATGGATAAACAAGAAGCCCAAGATTTCTTAGAACTCGAATTATCTAGGGACGAGCCAAAATCAAAATCAGAATTAATCGAAGAATTAATTGGCCAGGGTAGGTCAAAAGCCTCTGCTTATAGAGATTGGGAAGACTATCAAGAAAAGCACGGCCCAAAATTAATAAGTTGGGACGACATACAAGACCAAAGACGACCCTCAAAAAATGGTTCTGACAATGAACTAATTTTTGAAACGTTTAGAAAATCAATTCCCTTATTTATGGATAGCGGGAAGCACGAAGTGGCTTGCAAGCTTGCTAGTGACTTTGCATCAGTCAAAAAACAACTTAGGAGTTTTTAAAATGAGCAACAGAGATTTAAAAAAGATCTTTGAGACTTTGCAAATGTTAGACAGTGATTCTGTGAACATTTGGAAGCACATCCTAGAAGAAGCAAAAACCCAAAAAGACGCTAACGAGCAATTCTTGGGGGTTGTAACAACTTTGGCAACGCACCAACAAGAATACAATGAAAAGGTTGCTGACGCTCTATTGGAGCTAGACAGTAAAATAATGCTTCTAGCTAAAGCATTAGACGCTACAAATGAGAGGCTAGGGAAATGATTTACACAGACGAAGCTCGGTTCAATATGGAAGAGGAACCAGATTTAACAAAAGAAGAGTTAAAAGCTCTAATGGACCATGAAGAATGGGAGGACTATTACAATTCCATTCCATCAGCGGAGGAGAGGAACAGATGCTGAACAGATTATCTGAACCTGATCTCAGTTTCTCTGAAGACACCGACCTTTTAAAAATTTATGGTCGCTACGAGGACAGAGAAGAAGAAGAAGAAGACGTTATAGGGGTTCAAGGTCAGAGCGATGCGGTGGAAAGATAATGCCTGAAACGTTCCAGGTATCTCTTCTCCGCATCCATTAAACCAATATCACTAATAAACTTAACGTCAGCGGGGCCAGATCTTCGGGCACAAACAACCACGCCTCC